CGTATAACAAGCTTCTTTCCTCCTTGGCCATCATTTATGAAATCAGGAGTACCTTTTGTAAGAATTTCTGCTTTTGCTGCGCTAAGCAATGTTCTCTGTATAGGTTCAGTAATGCCATTTTTAAACTTAAGATTCGCTGTAGCAGCTTGAAAAGCATAATCTACATGTATGTCCTTAATAGTTTTATCAAACTCTGCCTTCTTAGTATTGAACTCAGTTTCCTTTGTCTGAAGCTGAGTTTGAAGCTGAGCTACTTGAGCTTTAGCATCTTTTAACTGTTGCTTCAAAGTCTCATCACCAGCTCCTTTTTCAAGCTTGGACTGAAGGTCTGTAACTTGTGCTTGAGCAGCAGTAAGCTGAGCTTGAATTGTTTTTGCAGACTCTGCTTTAGCTTTATACTCGCCGAGTACACGTTTAGCATAGTCGTAACTTTTTTCACCATCTTTCTTTTTAATACCTGTAATGCTAAAAATATCAGTATCATACTGGCCATGTAATGCACCAATTTTAGTGCCTATAACAGTATTTTCATCATTTCTTGA